GGCTGGCACAAGAATATTGAACCGTGGTTCTCGAACCGATAATCAGAAACGAGGCTCATAGGTCACCCCCATCAATAGCTTGTCAGTTAAATATTTATACCGCTGCTCAAGCGCAGCCGTGTCCAGACCATCCCACTGAGCATCGCGCAATGCACGATAAGCCAACTGGCATTCCACATTTACATCAAGCAAACGGCTGTCATCGCTGACCTGATAGTTTGCAAACTCATCACAATACATTACGCAACCCACCCCTTTGCTTTGCGGATCATCTCGACCACCTCTTCATAAGTATGCTTCACGGCAATTCCATTGACCGATGCATAATGCTCGACCACATGCTCGATTGCATTGATCTGCCTTCTGATCCTGCCAGACATGACTGAAAATTTTGTATCGCATAGATAGTAAGAACCACCATCACGAAGCTTAAACTCCAGTTCAATCATCTTATCCATTCTTCTTACCTCCATAAGCAATTCGCTTAGACATAGCCGCCTTCAACCATGCCCGATTGTTGATAGTCAAATGCAAGACCCGCGCACCTAATGACGGCTTGCGTAATCCTATGGTGTATGTTTTAACTTTCATTGTCTTTGCCCCTTGAACCGCGAACCACGATCCTTTAGAATCAATTACGTTATAAGATAAAACTATCATAATATCCCATGTAGTCAAACAAAAAAGTTCGGTGTCTATAATGTTTTCTACGGGTTGTGAAAAAATAAAAAATATTTTGAAAAACGGTGTCACAAGTGTCACAGTGTCACAAACCCTTATCCAGTAACAGTTGTAGCTGTTACACTTCTGTGACATTGTTACACTTACACACGCTATAAATCGGTACGAGGACGAGTTTTGGAAAAAGAAACTGATAAACCCATAGAAAACACTATAGGCAAAAAGGTCGGCAGACCGGCTGGCCTGACAAACAGACAGCGAGAGTTTGCAAAGTTTTATGTTGATGGCAGATGGTCGAATGCTGAATGCGCTCGAAAGGCTGGCTATGCTGAAGGCAGCGCGGCTCAACACGCAGCCAAACTGCTTGACGGCAAATCTTTTCCCGAAGTGCCGGAACTTATCAAAGAACTTCGCGAAGCCAGAGAACGTAAATACGGCGTGACCCTGATCAATCAGTTGAAGCGGTTCGATGAACTGTCTCGAGCCGCAGAAGATGCCGGTCAATTCAGTGCTGCTATCAACGCTGAAAAGATACGCTCGAGCCTTGGTGGTTTGACCATTGATCGGCGAGAGTCTACGCACGTTCACCAGCTTGATAATATGTCGCGTGATGACATCGTTGCCAGACTCGCCGCACTCCGCAAACAATATCCGAACGCTTTTCCAGAACCTGAGATGAAGAGGGTTGAAGATGCCAAAAACAGAGAAATCACTGTGGACATTATTGAAGCAGACTTTACCGAAAAAGAGCCACTTCCAGCGGATAGAAAACAGGACAGGCGAGGGGATGCCTGACGTATATATTTGTATGGATGGTGTGCCAATATGGGCTGAATTAAAAATAATTAAAAATGGCCGCGTTTCTATAGCAAAATCCCAGATTGCTTGGCATCTCTCACATTCGCGGTGTAAAGGCGTCAGTTTTTTCTTGGCGCACGACCCCTCGACCGGCGATGTATATTTATTTGACGGCGCATCTGCGACCGAAATCCAAGGATCGCGGTTCGATGACCTGAGTTCTGCGGTTCGATGGCGCGGCGATCTGCGATCTGCGACTGCTGCGCTCCGCACCTGCGCCCTTGAATCGTGGTCACAGCTTCGCTGACCTGCGACCTGCGCCCTTGCTTCGCGGTTCGCGGTACAAAAACAAAAAGCCAGCCCGAAGGGCTGGCTTTTATGCTTGGAATTAGTGTTGATAATAGGTGACATTGTCGACCGAACGATCCCAGCAAGCGCGACAGTCGCCGCATTCGTTGTTTTGCTGTGGTGCGGGGCAGATGTGACCTTGTGTCTTGCTGCCATGACTGGATACTGTGCTAGTATTCTGCCAGCCCTTGGATGGTGCGCCGTCTATCATGTGCGCTGACATTCGTAACGTGACGTTGTCGGGCAAGCTGCGAATTTTCAGAACCTTGCGCCATGTCTCGAACTCGCGGCTTGGTATCCAGTGCTGCTTGTCCGGTGTCGCCTCGCATACGTCAAGAATGTTTAAACCCATCCGCACGTCTTCAACGTCACCGCTTTCGAACCAACGGAATTCGGGCTTGCGAAGCCTGTTTAATACGGCGATCATGCGCGGCACAAAATCGACCGCATGGAAAAATTCCTCGCGCCGCTCGTATGCTGCTATTACGTTTGGCATGTTAAACATGCCCTTGAGCGCATAGCATTTTTCGCATGTGCTGCCTTTGACCTTACGCAATCGCGACCCGACATTGCATAGTCTCGCGCTGCGCCCGATAGAGTGCCCGGGCATTTTTGACGTTTTAGAACAAAACTGTTTATCATCCATAATAGAACCCCTTCAATAGTTTATAAGATTATCCCATATAAAAAAGCCAGCGTCAACTAATAACCTGCGACCTGCGAACCACGGCGGCGGCGCGGCGGCTCGTTCAGAAAAAAAGGCGGCTGTTGCCGCCTTTCCCTGTCTGCATATTATCCTCCGTATGCATCGCGCCACTCATCGGTGCAGTCAACCAAGCTGCCATGTCGTAGGACATCGACCGCGTAGGTATCGCCCCACTCGCCGTTCGGACAGGCGGGGCTGCTAGCAAACACCAGCCAACGCGCGTACTGTGGGTCTTTTAGTTCTAGGTCAGGACGGCGGTAGGTCTTTAGGACTTTCCAAGTAAAGCCGCTGCCCTCATAGATTGCGTAAGGATTGGCAAGCGTTGCTGTCTTGCCGAATGGATTAGTTCTTCTTGACATAGTGTCCTCCAAAGAAAAAAAAGGTGGGGGCATAGCCCCCACAAGTTCAGGCATGATTAAGCGAGCTTATAACCGCCCTTGACAGTCTGGATACCCCAGCCATCACGCCTCAGAAGATAGATGCAGTTGTGCGTTGCACCGACGCTGATCCCGACCATATTAGCCAGCCGTGCTGGTGAGATCACATGAGACCGCTGCCGCAGTATATTCAGGCAGCGCCTCTTAGAATGGATAACATAGCTGCCGCGCTTGGCAACTTTCTTAGCCGGTGCAGTCGCAACTTGCACGACCTTTTCCGGAGATACCATAGACACTTTGCCACCGGCAATCGTGATGGTAATAATCACATCATTATTGGACATATCATGTTCCTTTCCTTGATGTGGTTGATGATCATCGAACCCCTCGATGACCTTATAAAACAGTATCCGAAAAAATGGGATAATACAATAAAAAAATACATCATCTATAAATAATCTGCGTTCTGCGTTCTGCGATCCGCGCCGCCGCCGCCGCGCTTGTTTCAATAAGAGAGGACAGCTTGCGCTGCCCTCTCTTATTGTTAGCCCTCCTGACGAACACCAGTTCGGGCATGATCAATGACAAACTTCTTAGCCTCGCCGTATTCAATGCACTCGTTACACGCACCCGCTGCCGCTCGACCTAGCACCTCGATGTTTGCTTCGCATTCCTCGCATCCTTCCACTGGCATATACTGAACATAAGTCATGTCATCCTCCTATATAAATGTGACCATAAAACAGTATCAGATTATATGGGATAGCATTACCCACATAATTAGCAAAAGTCTTTTGCATATATGGCAACAATCCGGGGTTACTCCCACCGATTGTCAACCAACTTTCGGTTAACTGACCCCACCCCCTGTATTGTGTACAGTCGTGCGTCTCTTGTATACAAGATTTGCAGGGTTGATAAATTCATTCAGCGGTATTATCGTTCGGAAATGGATCAAAACATAAACCTAGATTTGCTGCCAGAGGAAGTTCTAAAGGAAATCCTGTTACTGGAAGAGCATCAAAAACGCCTGTCAACCCGTGACGAGGCGCAAGAAAAGTTCATGGCCTATGCAAAGCATGTGTATGACGGGTTTATAGAGGGGACCCATCATAGAATCATAGCCGAAAAGCTCGAGCGCATAGCCTCGGGCGAACTAAAAAGATTGATTGTCA